GTCGGTGGTGCTGTTGCCCGCTGCGGTGTCAGCGTTGGACGAAGCAAACACAGCGATGCCGTACAACTGACCAATCTCACCGTTGCGAATCGCATCGCCGTTGCCGATGAACGCTTGCTCGGTGTAGCGAGCCAGGCCCATCAGGGTGTTGCGGCTTGAGGGTGGGATCAGGAAGAAACGGCCGTCCATAGGGACATCGTTGTCGTCCAGGCGCTGGATGGTGCGGCGAATAGCAGCATCAGTCAGCGAAGCAGCGTTCGAGCTGGTGCTGTTGTACGCGGTCGTGCCGTCCGATCCAACAAACGCCTTGGTGCTGGTGTTGCTGGTGGCGTAGTCGTTGGTGCCAACGGTAGCGCCGTTGAAAGCGCGGCCCAGTTGAACCAAGTCGGTGTCGATGCGGCGAGCCAGAGCATAGCCAGCGTCTTCCGTGTAGAAAGAACGCAGCGAAGTCAGCGACTGCACTTCAACGATGTCTTCGATCAAGCGGCTGTACTCATAGTGCTTGTTGATCAGCACAGGGATCAAGGTGTCGCTCTCTGCAATCAGAGTCACGGCATCAGTTGCGGCCTTGAGCGAAGCATTGCCACGGGCAGGCGAAGGGATGTTGATCGTATCGCCCTTCTTACCTTTGAAAGACATCTTCTTGACCACATTGGCCAAGACGAGGTTTTTCTTGTAAGAAGCAACAATCTCATCACTCCAGATTTCTGGGATGAAATTCGCTGCCGAGGTAACGGTTACGGAATTTGTAGGGGAAAAAGCAGTGTTTGCCATGTTAAATCTCCAAAAAAGTGATTACCGAACGCGACCGTCAGAGTACGCCTGCATGATCTCATCACTCAGTGTTTCGTACCTAGCCGGGTCTGTCATTTTTAGCCGAATGAGGTCTGCCCGACGATAGACCCTCTTTGAACTCTCGCCAGAGCCACCGATGTCAACTTGCGCGGCTTTCATGTTCTTGGCCCGTGTGGCAGTGCTGGTTTGCTCTGCCTTCGTCGCCTGAACACCGCGAAGTTGCTTGAAGGTGGACAGCAATTCATTGGCCGACTCATAGTCAAACTCAGCATCAGCTTTCGCGTAGAGTCCTATGCGAACGGATGAACCTTTCACCCAATTCTGGAACTCTGGATCACCGACAACTTGGGAGTAGTCAGGGTGTTCCTTCGTTAGTTTTTGCTGAACCTGCATCCGCTTGAAGTCCACGCCAGCCTGGCGGGCAGCGAGAACGTCTGGATGCCTATCAATCGTCGCTTGAACTGCCTTTTGAGGATTCTCAAAAAAATCTACTTCAGGCTCTTCCTGTTGCGAAGTTTGTTGCTTGGAACTGAGATTTTGCTTGATGAGTTCGTCAGCTAGTTTACGGACCTCGCCCACTTCTTGGGCTTGCTTACCGATCAGCTTTTCAGCCTCTTGGTGCATCCGTACAACTTCCTCCAGACTTTTGTCCCGGTACTTGTCCGGGAGCCCAGATTTTGCTTCTTCGATTTCAATTTCACCTAGCGGCTCTTGTTCTTGGTCAACTAACATAGTTTTTTCCTGCCAAAACGGTTGTAGGAGATTCAACTCGGCCTTCCAGCTTATGAGTTGGCTTTGCGTTCCGCGTTCAACTTTTCAGTGTGTCTGTGTTCAAACCGCCCGTAGGCAGAAGGAAACGCGCCAGACCAGCCTTCCAAGTTGAACTTTGGAGCGCTTATGACGCGGCTGGCAGTGCCGCCGCATCCACACTGCACCGTGACCGTCTCATAAGCGGTCAAAGCCTCAGTGCGCTGCCCGCATACGCAGGCAAATTCATATATTCTTTTCATCGCTCAAGTCCTCATACGCATCTTCGCTGACCTTTTTCAAGGTTTTTAGCCAGACAAGGATGGAAATCTCGCCTTTGCGAAATTGTAGACTTTTTTCATCTGCAATGGTAGACACATTGTTCATTGCTGAAAGCATGTTGTCAACGTCCTCCATCATGGCAATCCAGCCAGGATGAATGAACATGTCAAAGCGGTCTTCGTAGTATTTTTGCAGTTCTTGGTTCATTTTTCGCCAAACTCTATGATGATGAACACGGTGAGCGTAATGATGAAGGAGCAGGCAAACACACCAAACGCGATCCACAAAATCTCTTCGTCCTTGGCCTGCTTAGCCATCAAGGCTTCTTTCTTGCGCCGTGCATCGTGGGCCGCATCGATCTCCATCCGCTTGGCACGGGCTGTAATCCGCATCCAGATGTCCATCTTGTTGCTCTGGAAGAACAGCATCTTGACTTCTTCTTCAAACTGCCGTGCCTGCTCCAGCGCCATCTCAAGCTCCAACGCCTTGCCCAGTGCGCTGCCCTTGAACTCACCCTTCTGTGACCGCTTGACCACCTCAATGGCCTGCTCTTTGGCCTCGAAATACTTACCCAACACCGGCCCAAGCGAGGTCACATCGTCAATGGTCTTCGAGACCTTCTTGACAAGCTGGACTGCCGACGAAATGGCGGCAAGGGCGGTGATTGGATCGATCATCTACAACCCCAAAAGTTTTTTGATGAACTCTGCGGCCACACCAGGGCCAAGCAGCACTGCCGCGATCACGGCGTAGAGCAGGTACTCTATCTTGGTCATCCGCTTTTCGCCAGCAGCTAGAGAATCGTTGATCTTCTCGTACCGCTGGGCACAGACGGCCTCATGTGTAGTCAGTCTTGCGTCGGTGGCGTCCACTGTGTTCATACCACGAATCCCTTATTTTATGCTCAAAAGAATGCAAAAAAGTTGCCAGCGTATGTAACGGGAGGGGTTGATACCTGACCATTGATGTAGCTGACTGACAAATAGTCAATCCCGCCACCAGCAGTAAAACTCAGCCCCGTGTTGTTGCCGCCATCGGTGGAGTTTGCGCCCATCAGCCATGCAGTAGGCTTAATTAAAATGGCTTGCGTTGTGTTGGTTGAGCCAAGCTGCAACAACGTGCCTAGAACACCATTAATCGTGAAGCTGGTGAACTGGTTAGTCGTGCCGCCTGTGAACTGAATGCGGCCAATGGCGGTGTTGGTCAGCCCTGCAAACTTGTTTGAGCCTGAAACGGTCAATGTGCCTGTGCCACCTTGGTTCAGTGTGGGGTAGGTCTGGATGCCACCGCCAATGAAGGAGCGTGCGGTTGAGTTCAGTATGCTAATAGTGCCCGTGCCTGTGACAATCAGGTTGGTCGGTGTAATCACGTTCCAAGCGGTTGAATTGCCAAGCGACCAAGTACCGGAGCCAATGGCAACCGTTTTCGCAAGCGTAGTTCCCGAAGAAACCGCAACCCCGCCACTACCAATTGTGACGTTGTACCCGTTGGCATTTAAAGTACCTGCTGTCAAAACAATCGCAGCAGAACTTAAACTGCTGCTGTTGTAAGCATCTTGCAAAGTTACCGAGCCGCCAAGACTATCTACCGTTATGGGCTGCGTAAAAGTCCTGCCAGCACTTGTAATTGTCTGACTGCCACGGCCAGCAAAGGTCAACGTGCCCGTACCCGACAGCGTAGTGCCTGTACCGTTGATCCAGTTGCCGTAGATTGATGGTGCTTGAGTACCCGTCGCCAGCGTCATGGTGTTGCTGGTACGGGCAGACATATTAATCGTGCCGATGTTGTAGGCGGCGTTGATGGTGACAGTGGAGCCTGTGTTTGGTTTTGCACTTTCGACAATTACTGTGTCTTGAGAAAGCGGAAAAGCGGCTGGATCAGCAGATCCACCTGAAGTAAACGACCATGCGTTTGTTGCCCCCCAATTCCCACCACCAGTAGTTGCGTAATACACCGTCTTAGCCGCATCAAACGTAATCCCGCTGTTGCCCTTGCAGTCACCAAGCCTTGTGCCGCTGACAGGGGCCGCTGCACCAGCAATGGTGATGTCACGGAAATCTGCGTCAGTGCCAGAAAATGCAGCACAGGTCAGGGTGCGTGTTGTGTTAAGGGTGTCGGACTGCACAAACGTCCTCATGGTTGCGTTGGTTCCCGCAGAAAGTGTCAAAGTGCCGCTGATGGTTTGGTTTGAACCAACAATAAATGGCTTAATGCCAGTGGATGTACGGCTTGCAACGGTTAAGTTGCGAAAGGTGTTTGCACCAGAAACCTGCTGCTGCGTTGTGTTTGCGCCTGTGAAACTTACATCATAAAAAGTAAGCCCCGTTGCCGCCACATTCAAGTTGGGGCTTGCTGATGATGACAAAACAATTGTTGATGTGCCAGCGTTGAATGTCATTCCTGTAGTATCACTAAACTGCACTACAGAACCAGAAGCACTCAGAGTCACCGTACTGCTACCAAGATTGATTGTGCGGGTGGTGGTGTTGTTGGACGACAGGGATGTGGCAGTGACGTTGAAGTTGTTGGTGGTGAAGGTTCCTTGGGTGATGGTCAGAACGCTGCTTACCGTCAACGCACCTGTAAGCGACCAACTCCCCCCCGACCCATTAAACGTCAGGGTTCCTGTTAATGTTTTTCCATTGGTTGTTACAGTTAATCCTGTTGTTGTACCAACCATCTGCCAGTTAAATGCGCCTCCAGTTATTGTCATTGATGATGACAATACAAGATTTTGAAAAACATTTATGCCAAACGCAGATGATGAAATCGTGCCCGTGAATCCAGTAAAATTAAGTGATCTGCAAGGTTGAAAATTGCTGCTGACAGTACAAGTCACCGCGCCAGACGCAGCGTTAAAGTAAACATCATCAGCAGATGTAGGCACGGCTTGACCCCCAGCGCCGCCAGAGGTCAAGGCCCACTTAGTGCCAGCAGTGGCGTCCCAGTTTGCTGTGCCGCCGACCCAGTAACGATCAGCCATGCTTACTCTTCCTCAACAGGCGGTGCAGTCACCACGGCAATCCAGTTGTCCACGCGCTGCTGCTTCATGGCTTGGATTTCGTCGTCGGTGAATGTGTGGTCGTCAGGCAGATGCAAGGCATCGCGGAACATACCGTGGGGGGTGTCAAACTCAAAGTCGATTTTCATGGTCAGAACCCAAAGTTTTTAGCAATCAAGTCCCATTTGGATGATGTACTGTCGTAGATGAAACCCAAATAGTCTTCTTTGCCAGAGCCTGAAGATGCTGTTGGCAATGGCAAATCAGTGGAGCCACGGAAAACAGCGTTCCAGCTAAAGGTCTGGACGTTTGTGCTTGTCATCCTAAACAACAACTTCTGACCGTTCACCAACGTGCCGGTCGGGGCGTTCACGGTAAACGTACCCGCAGACTGCGTGTTCGCCATTGTCGCCATGTCGGTGGTGTTAGCATTTATCGTGATGCTTGTTGCATCTGTATACGCCACCACGCGGTCAATAGTGCGAACTTGTGCCCCGTTTTGAGTTATGTTTCCAACAACATTAAGAGTGCCGCTAATTACGGCATTACCCGTTATGTCAAGTTTTTCAGTAGGAAAAGTTGTTCCAATACCCAAATTTCCTGCCGCAGTCAGCACCATCGTTTGGGTATACGAAAAGGAACTGCCTGCTGTGCCAGAAGATGCGCTTAACCAATTGTGGTTACCGCCAAATTGCTCATACTGAGACGCAAAATTGGTGGCGATGTATTTCCAATTTGACCCATCAAAATAAGCGTTTTGACTAAGGGTTGCGCTATCGCTGTCATACGACACTAACGAGGCGTTTTTAACTTGAATGCCTATATACCCAGACCAAGCGTTTGGAGTAACACCTACACCAAGATTTGTTCCATCAAACACTAGCGCGCTGCCCGTGGCCAAGCTCGTTGTGGAGTCGGCGTAAACAACGCCGTTGGCTGTGTAGACCCCACCCCCGCCGCCAGAGATGTTGACCGTCACACTGTCGCCCGACGCCGTGGCGGTAACGCCAGTGCCGGTGAAATTTATGCTGCGAACACCGCTGGTGATCGTCGTGCCTTCGTCTTGCACCGCCACCGTGGAGTTGGTCGACATCGTGACGCGGATTTTCTCGGCCAGGTCAGCCGCCACCACCTCGCCCACATTGATCTCGCGGCCCGTGGACAGCGTGATGATCAGACTGCCATCGAAGTCGATCTTCGCACCAATGACAGACACGCCGTCTTGGCCGTCGACCCCGTCCTTGCCGTCTCGCCCGTCTTGACCGCGAACGCCCATTGGCCCATCACGGCCATCGCGGCCAGGCTTGCCGTCCTTGCCGTCCTTGCCGTTTTTTCCATCGGCGATAGATGAAAAATGCGTCTCTAGCTTGTTGCCCACCTCGTCATAGCGAGAGCGGATGTCAGCCTCAATCTTCTTGAGTAGGTCAATGACTACACTGACGTTGCTCTTGATGTTATCTTGGCGCTGGATTTTCTTAGATTGAGCAATCGTGCGCTGGATGCCTTGCAGCACCTGCATCTGTTCGTCAGGGGTCAAGCCTTCTATCTGAAGACTCTTGACGATATTGCTCGGATCAATCATTTATTAGTCCCCAACTCAGAAGTCAACTCATCAAGAAAGTCAGTCTCAACATTCATCATGCTGTTTCTGGCGTTTGACATCTGAAGCTCCACTATCTTGGACTTGTTCTTGATGTCAGCTTCCTTGAGCATCAACTCAGCAATCTTGACGCGCTTGTCGAACTCGTTGGACTCGTTGCCTGTTGGCAAGTTCTTGGTGGTCGAAGCAATCACCTTGGCCTGCACCTCTTGCGGCATCAGTTGCGCCTCGGTCATCAGCTTCTGAGCCTCTGCCCTGTTCTGCTCGGCCTGGGTCGTGTTGACCGCAATCTGCGCCTGCGCTGCCTGCATCGCCAGTTGCTGCTGCATCTGCTGCATCTCCTGGGCCTGTGGGTCAGGCTGGCTCATCTGGTCGAGCGACGACATCAACTCGTACCTGTTGGTCAGGCTGGAGTTGTTCAAGATGCCCTTCAGGATCAGCGGCAGCACTGGGGTGTTTGGCCCCAGCGTCTGCAAGAGGCCAATGAACTGCTGCTGCTCGTACTCACGCGCAATGATGCCCAGCGTGGCCGTTGGGATGAAGCGCATGTCCACCGATGGGTAGCGCTCCGGGTCGAACTGCATGTACCTGAACGCGGCCTTCTGGATGAAGGGGATCAGGAAGTCCTCTTGGAAGTTCACCAGCGTGCGCTTGTACTTCTTGATGATGGTCGCCACCGCCATGCTCATGCCCGCGCCGTCTCTCGCGCCTTGGCTCACCATGCCCTGGCTGTCCAGCGTGCCCGTCGATTGCAGCAGCATACGCTCGAACTCTTTGGCCGTGTTCATGTTGTTGGCGCTCGTCTCGCCAAACTTGAACGGGAACAAAATCTCAGCCGGGTTGCCGTTGGTCATGAAGGCTTTGCCTGGCTTGACCTCGAACCTAGCCCCCCGTGGCAGTCTGGTGGCGTCCATGCCCATCATGGGGCTGGTTGTCAGCGCCAGGCTGTCCAAGTGGCTCCGCACCTGAGCGTCAATCGCCTTTTGCATGTTGTAGGACTTCTCCACCGTGCCCCGCCCCAGCAGCCGGTTGGGCACCGTGTCGTCCTGATAGGACAGAATCGGCCTGTCCTTCATCATGTACGGGCTCTCTTCAGCCTTGAGCAACATCCCACCATTGGCGATCACCACAATCGCTTCCACCATGTCCGAATAGTCCTCTGCCACCGAGTCGTCAGGGAACAACTCCACCACCTCGGTGTCTTCGTCCGTCAAATACTCTCTAGGTACTAACCCGTAGTAGGTCAGCAGCAGCACTTTTTCGTCCTGATACTGGCTCATCTCCTGAGTTGGCTCTAGATCGGTGTCTTCATAAGTCGTAGTTATGTTGACCTTGCGATATATGCCCTTTTCGATGGCTTGCACCACCTTGTGGATGGAGACGTACTTCTCAACAGCCACGCCCATGCAGTCGTCGATGCTCGTTCCGTTGGGATCAAACAAGAAATTCTTGGGATTTATAGGATTTAGCTTGACCGCGATGCGGTTTTTCTCCACCACGCCGATGGCCGCTTGCTGCGGCTGGCCTGGGATGCGCTGAGTGGCTGGCTCGAAGATTTTTTCGGTCTTGACGACGATTTCGCCAATGCCAGTGCCGTAAATTTCGGCCATCAGCTCGATTTGGTCGATGGATTTGCGGATTTTGTCCTGTTTGAAGTCCTCCATCAACTGCGCTTTGAGCATGGCAACGTCCATCGGGTTGCCGTCAACGTCTTTCAGATCGTCTTGGATGTCAAAAAACTCGCCCTGGCCAAAGATCGCCTCCATGATTTCAGCATGGCGGGTCTCCACAGCCTGCTGGGTGGCTGGCGTCACGATCCTGGAGCGTTCTGAGTCGCGTGTCTTGTCCTCTGCGGCCCACTGGCCACGGAAAATACGCTCATACTCTAGGTAGTCTTCGAGAAAGTTCGTGTCGCGGTAGGTGCGCCAGCGGTCGCAGTGGTCGACAACAAAGGCCGTTAGCTCTTTGTCGTTCTCTGTTGGCTCGTCGAACTCGTTTTGTTCCATGCTAGACCCCTGAAATTACATCCATTGGCTCCCACGCATCGTCAGCGTCATCTTGCTCGAAGTAGCTTGTCACCGCCAACTGGTCGATGTAGCTTAGAGCGTCAGGCAAGTCATCGTGGACGCCCTGAGATGGGAACATAAGAAGCTGATCCACGAACGTGTCCCACTCCTTCTCTCTATTGAGAACAATTCGCCCATGCTCGAACCGCCCCTGCAAAGACCAGATGATTCTATCTGCTTTCTTCCGATTGCCGTGCGTTAAATCCACGATGTGGCTGTACACATTGTTTTTCCGCATCAGATCACTCAAATACGGCAGCACCGCGTTCTTGAGTGACCCCCTCTCAATCCCCACACTCAGCGGCCGGTAGTCGCGCATCTTCATCAAAATCTTGGCCGCTGTCTCCCGAATGTCCCAGCGTCCATGCTCAATCTCTTTGACAAACCACTTCCCCTCGTCCGTCACCTTCACCACCGCAATCGCCGTCTCGTCCAACCGCCTCTTAGCATTGGCCGCTTGCTTTGACACCTCCTCAAAACCCGCCAGGTCAACCGCCACAAAGTAGCTCCCGTACTGAGGCTCCTCCCCGTACTTGACCCAATCCTCCTTGAAAATATCGCTCCCCGCATTCACAAAACTCGCCATGTACTCAGCGCGAAACGCAAACGTGGACAACGTCTTCTTCGCGTTCTCAATCTCCGCCGGGTCAATCAACTCGTTATCAGCCGTCGTAAACGTCCACGACTTGTAGTCACTCTCCCCAGCCTCCCCCAGCTTATACATGTCGTAGAAGTGGTTCCTCCCCCTGGGCGTTCCAATAAACATCGCCTCACCCTTCCTGTCCGACAAAGCCGCCCTCACCACCTGCTCCCACACCGATGGCTTCATGTCCGCGTACTCATCGAGCACCACATACGAGAGCGACACCCCCCTCAACGTGTCAGGCCGGTCAGCACCACGAATGTAAATCGTCGCACCATTGACCAACTTAATCTCCTGATTGTTGATGTGGCTGGCCTGGATCACCTCCCGCCCCAACTCCATCAACACATCCCAAATAATCACCCGCGCCTGCCCCTGCGTTGGCGCTATGTACATCACACTCGCCCCCTGCGGGCATGTCAACCCCTTGATCAACAACGTCACCGCCGCCAACCTAGACTTCCCGCACCGCCTGCCAGCACAGATCACCTTAAACCGCGTCTTGTCCCCCATCACCTCTTGCTGCCACTTCAAGAGTTTGAAAGTTAAGTCAGACATCAGTCACATCCTCCGCATCAAGCACAGCAGGCTCTTGCCCCAACCCCGTGATGTTGATCGTTACCGCCGACCGATGAGCCTTGTCCTTCTCAAACATGCTCACCGGCAACGTCCTGTCCATGCACATCTTCAATGCCGCCATCTGACCAGGGTGCGCGTCATTCAACGCAATCTGGATCACCTTCTCAGCCACATCCTTACCACCAGATCGAATCATCAACTCTTTCAACTCTTTGATCCTCTGGTTGTCAGTCTTCGGCAAAGTCGCAGGCGGGTTGTTCGCATACGCCTGAATCGTCATCTGGACTGCACTTTTTTTCTTAACCATAGGGGCCCCCTTGAAGTTTTTTCAATTTTAGCTTTTTGAATGGGGGGGAGGGTACAGCAATTTTCACAGCGACGGCCGACCCCCTCCCCCCCCTCAAAAAAGTCAGAAAAATCCAGAAATCCCGCAAAATCTGCGCTCCGACTTCGTACGACCCTCATTATGTTAAGTGCGTTTCGAGTTGTCCACAGAAAATGTAATACGGAATGCCACGCAATGTGGATAACTTTTCTAGGCTGTGGATAACTGGGCGCTGCGGCCTGTGGATAACTGGGATTTGGCGGGGGAAGTCCCAGCAAAAAAAGGGAAAGACTCGGATGGTCGCTTCCAGGGGTACTTGAGCCTCAATCTAAATGCAAATGAGATTGATTTGCATTCACACTCATCATTAAAACATCCACCACCCACAAAGCCACCAATGCCTCGCCAATGGCTTTAAACGGCCCTACAAGCTCTCGGAGCCATCAGCCTGTGGGATGACAAGGACAACGCTCTCAAGCGGCGTAGAGGGCCGCAGTCCGAGGTTGTAGAAGTGCCGGTAGGTATCAATGACCTCAAGGAACCCAGCGGACATATCGCCGCTTCCAGCCGCCAGCAAGATAGCTCGTTCAGCATCCCCAAGCTGGCGCTGGAAGTACTTCACCGTTGGAGTTGCCTTGCCGACCATCACCATCCCTCTTTCAAAAAGTTATCCACAGGCCAAGGCCTAAAAACCTCAGCAACCCTAAAACCCCTGCAACGCCTTGACCCTATGACCCCAACCCTAAGGGTTGGGGGTCAGGGAGGGTCAACTTTGGCGCTGTTTTGCCCCTTTTTGACCCTGACCCTAGACTTGACCCTAGGGTCATTTAGGGTCAACTATTTTAAAGTTATCCACAGGTTATTAACAGTCGTTTTTACGCAACAACATTGAACTGGCGTTCACCTCATCGACCATCACCCAGCCATGCTCGGTGTTCTGGATCATGTCTGCCTGGAGCAGCGCGCCGATCAGTTTGTCGCTGTAGCTGGGGTTGATCATATTGCGAACGGTGCGCTCGGCGTTCCCGTCCTGGGTGAGTTTGTCTTTAAGACCTGACCGGCTGAGGTAGGGCAGCTCATCTCTGACCTCTGCACCGCTGGCCCACCAGGCGTTCTCCCACATCTTTCGGTGGCCATCAATCTTGGAGTCTTTTTTGGATGGTGCTGTTGGTGCCTCGGCCTGGACTGCGATGGCGCTGGTGACGGGTTGGTTGTCTTCGTCGTACCAGCCTGGGACGGTGACTTGCTGGAGGTTGATGTGGATTGGCTTGGCAATCTCGGCGTCTTTGGACTTGCGCTGGACAAGTTGCATGGGCTGGTTGGGGCTGGAGGGGATGACGCTGATCTCGATGTCCAGTGCGCCTCGCCAGGCTGATGAGCCACGGGCGCGGTGCTGGGCCTCTTCTGAGACGCCTGTGTGGTGGACTAGGATGACGGTGCAGTTGAATTCGAGCATCAGGTTGGCGCAGGCGTCCAGCATTGTCTTGGCGTCTTGGGCTGAGTTCTCATCACCGGCTAAGAATCGGTGCAGGGTGTCGACCACGATCACTTTGGGTGGCTCAGGCAGCATCCTGATGTGTTCGACCACCTTGAGGTAACCGGCTGGCGTGTTGAGGTCGCAGCCGTGCTTGGAGAGCCACATATTTAGCTTGCCGGGTCTGTGGTGGTGTTTCCAGGCGGCGATTCGGCCTTTTAGGCCGTGGTGACCTTCACCAGCTAGGTAGACCACATGGCCTGGGCGCACTTTGTGTTCGCACCAGATGGGCGTGCCGCTGGCGATACGCAGGCACCAATCAAGCACCACGAAGGTTTTGCCGCCTCCAGATGGGCCGTGAACCATTACCAGGGCTTGATCTTGAATCCAGCGCTTGACCAGCCATGAGATGGGGCTGGGCTGAGATGAGAAGTCGTCGGCGGGGATCAGCCAATCGTCTTTGATTGGCATCAAGAGGCTGGCCAAGTCGTGCCCTGCTTGGACGTAATCATTGGCGTCACCTTGGATCGGTGGGGTCACTGTGCGTGCGCCGTACTTGGCACTGGCCTGCTCGGCATAACGCTGGCCAACGCCAGACGCATCGTTGTCGGCTACCACCACAATTTCTTGGGTTGGGCCGTGCATTTCTCTGAGTGTGCCGGTCACCGGCACTAAGTTGCTGGCACTGTAAGCCACGATCACTGGGCGGTTGGTGGTCTCATGAATAGTGGCAGCAGTGGCGAAACCCTCTGCTATATACAGTGGGCCAGGCTCATCCAGTGAGCCTATCTGCCAGAACTTTCCACCAGTTTGTGCCCCTGAGTGGTAGAGCTTTCCACCTTCGTGGTCGATGTATTGCAGGCTGCTCAGAGTGCCATCTGCATCGTAAAGCGGCACCACCAGCCTGCCATCACCTGTGGCCCTGGCTCCGTGAACGCCAATGCCCTTTTTGGACAGGTAGGGATGGTCTGGCAGTGCTGCCTGTGCGCCTGTCCAGATTTTCTCGACGGTGTCGCTTGCCACTTGGTGCTGGCGTTCGAGGGCGGCATCTCTAAGATGTTTAGCCTCGAATAGCCTCTTGAGGTTAGACATTTCCTCGACCTGCGTGAGCTTGCGGCCTACGTCTGCACGCCAGGTCTGCTCCATGCCCATTCGCCAGCAGCCAAAACGCCCTGCTGGGATGCCATCACCGAAGATGAGATACCAGCCAGGCTTGTCACCGTGGCCTGGCGTTCCCTTGGTGCTGGACTTAAAACGGTGGATTTTCCCGTCCATCTCTATGTGAGAGGGTGGCTCAAGCCCCGCAGCACGCATGGCATCAATAAGTTGGGCCTCTGGTGGGGCTACCACCTTTTCTGGGGCCGGTGACCAAGGGCCACCGAGGATGTTTGAGAGGTCAGCCATGAGTGACCGCCTGCCTGTCTGCCTTCAAAACTCCCTCGGTCTTGACCTCAAGCTCGTACTGCCTGCCCATTGGGGGAGTGTCACCCCACTGATAGATCACCTGGGGCCAAACGCCCAGTGCCTCCGCCAGCTTGCGAAGGCCACCGTAGTGATTGATTGCCTCTTGTGTTTTCATGCTCTCCACCTTTGTTGAAAAAATATGTTGACATGATAACTTGGAATCGTGGTAAAGTCTCAGCACACCGCAAACAGATTCCCTGACAGCGGTGCAAAAAACCCAAGGAGAGCCAAACATGGCAATCAATTTGAAATCTACCAGAGGTCTCACGGCCAATGGTGTCAAAGTCCTGGTGTACGGCCAGGCAGGGGCTGGCAAGACCAGCCTGATCAAGACTCTGCCGCAGCCGATTGTGCTGTCTGCTGAAGGTGGACTTCTGAGCATACAAGATGCTGACCTTCCATACATCGAGATTGCAAGCATGGATGATCTAAAAGAAGCCTTTTTGTGGTGCAAGGACAGCCAGGAAGCATCTGGCTTTCAGAGCGTTGCACTGGACAGCATTTCGGAGGTTGCCGAGGTGGTGCTGGCCCATGAGATGAAGAAGTCCAAGGACGGTCGGGCGGCATATGGTGAGATGAACACCACCATGCAAGAACTTATCCGGGCTTTCCGTGACCTGCCTGGCAAGCATGTGTACATGAGTGCCAAGCTGGAGAAGTCCACCGACGAGATGGGCAAGATGCTTTACAACCCTGGTATGCCTGGCAAGAGTTTGACTCAAGGCTTGCCCTACTTCTTTGACGAGGTGCTGGCACTCAGGGTTGAGCGTGACGCTGAAGGAAACACCCAGCGTGCACTGATGTGCGATAGCGATGGACTATGGCTTGCCAAGGATCGATCAGGAAAGTTGGAGGCTTGGGAAGCACCAGACCTTGGTGCAATCATTGCCAAGATTGGGGGTGTGGCATGAGCGAAAGCAAAAATAATGAACTACTTGAGGAATCGGTGGTTTACATAAAAGACGGAATCACTTATGTGCCGCATTACAGAAACAGCAGTGTTTTTGTTGGCCCTGGGTATCCCAAATTTAATTTGACTCAGTATTGGG